CGGGCTGCCTGTCGGCGTGCTCGAGGTTGACGCAGACATCACGCGTGACGAGGCCGACCAACTCAAAGCCGGTTGGACCGAAAAAAACGGTGGCCGCAATCGCACACCAGCCGTCCTGGCAAACGGCATCCGATACAAGCCGCTCAGTTTCAGCGCATCCGACCTTGAGTTGATTGACGCGCGCCGCTACTCGGCGCAACAAATCTGCACGCTGATGGGTGTGCCACATCACATGATCGGTGTGGCCGGTGCGTCAGGTAACTCACTGACGTACAGCAACGTCACCCAGGATTCAATTCAGTTTGTGCGTTACACGTTGCGGCCGTGGCTGTCCCGCGTTGAGCAGGCCGTATCCACCCTGTTGCCTCGAGGCCAAGAGGCACGGTTTGTGTTGGATGACCTGTTACGCGCCGACACTGCTGACCGGTTCAACGCCTACAAAACTGCGATTGAAGCAGGATTTTTGACGGTGGACGAAGTGCGCATGATGGAGGACCTAACCGACGCAACGACCCCTGACCTGCAGGAGCAAACGAATGGCTGAAATTGTCAACCGGACCGTTGAGGTGGCCGGTTTTGAAATTCGTGAGGACGACGACGGGCACCACCTGGTTGGCATCGTCGCACCGTTTGGCGCACTGTACGACGCAGGCACCTACCTTGAGCGGTTCGCAGCAACCGCGTTTGACAAAACCATTGCCGAGCGTGGCAGCCGTGTCCCGCTCCTCGAGCAGCACGCCACCGACCGCATGCCAATCGGCCGTGCCGCCCGCTGGGAAAAAACCAACGACGGCCTAATCGCTGATTTTTTGCTGGCCCGCACACAACGCGCCGACGAGGCTCGCAGTCTCGCAATGGACGGATTCGTAACCGGTTTCAGCGTCGGTTTCATCCCGATCCGCACGCAAACATCCGAAATGAACGGCAAACCGTTGCGGACCCGCACCGAGGTTGCGCTCGATCACGTCGGTTTCGTCCGAAACCCTGCCTACGCCGAAGCACAGTTGTTGTCGGTGCGCTCCTACGATCCTGACGACGCGGAACAGGTGCCACGCCTCGCCAAATACCGGCACCTGCTCAGACAACTCGAGGTGGACTGATGGCCAACTACTTTGCGCACACCGCCACCACATCTCCCACCAAAGTTTTAGACGCTGACAGCATCAACCGTGAAGTGTTCATGCAAATCATTGGCAACACCACCGTGTATCTCGGTGACAACGACCAGGTAACGATCAGCAACGGGTTTCCTATCGCTAAACATGAGGCCCCGATCCGTGGGCTGCTCGGCGCAAGTCAGGAATTGTGGTGCATTGTCGAAATGGGCACCGAATCAGTGCGCCTATTTACCACCGTGGACTAAACACGAAAACAAAACCGGCCTGTGTAACATGATCGGCAGACCGCCGACGATTACGCCGCCACGCGCAATGGCACCTGATTGTCACTGTCAGAACCCAACCCGACTCTGACCAGGAGACAAACCACATGCGACTGCTTGACCAGTTGGTCACCGAGCGTGCCGACATTGCCACTGCCGTCGAGGCCGTGCTCGACCGTGCCGCCGAGGAGACCCGCGACCTGACCGAGGCCGAGGACAAGAACCTCGGAGACCTCACCGCCCGCGCAAAGGACCTCGATGCCCGCATCGCCGACCTGCGCGAAATCCAGATCAGCCACCTCGAGGCCGCCAAGTTGCGCGCCGAGGTTGCCGCCACCGACGAGCCCGAGGAGCCAAAGGCCGTGAACCGCGTTGACGTGAAGTCCGAGCCCCTTACCTACGAGGAAAAGAGCCCGCACTCATTCTTCCGCGACTCATACGCCGCCGAATTCCTCGGTGACCAGGCCGCCCGCGAGCGCCTGAACCGGCACCAGTCGGAAATGGCCATTGAGCACCGCGATTCGGGATCGTCCAACTTTGCCGGTCTCGTCGTCCCGCAGTACCTCACCGGCCTTGCCGCTCCGTTCCTCCGCGCCGGTCGTAACACGATGGACGTGGCCAACCAGTTGCCGCTGCCCGCGAACGGCCTGACGGTCAACGTGTCGCGCCTGACCACCGGCTCGAGCGCTGCCGCTCAGGACGGCGACAACGGTGCTGTGACCGAGGCCACCCCTGACGACACGCTCCTCACCGTCAATGTCCGCACCTATGCGGGCATGGTGGACGTGTCCCGCCAGGCCATCGAGCGTGGCACTGGTGTTGACGGGCTCCTGTCCGCCGACCTGGTGTCCGCGTACAACTCGGCTGTCAACGCTGACGTGATCAACGGTGCTGGCACCTCCGGTACGCACCTCGGAATCCTCAACACCTCCGGTATCGGCGACGTTGACGCTGACGACGCGTCCCCCACGGCCGTTGAGACCTTCCAGAAGGTCATCAAGGCAATCAGCACCGTCACCGCTGCCCGTTACACGCAGCCTGACGTGATCATCATGCACCCGCGCCGCTGGGCGTACCTCACCGCTGGCCTCGATTCCTCGAACCGCCCGCTGGCCGGTATCCAGGGCAACTCGGGCCAGAACATCGTTGCGCTCGGCAACCCTGGCGCTTACGGCACCGCTGCTGGCGAACTCGCCGGTATCCCCGTCGTCGTTGACGCTGGTATCCCCGTGAACCTCGGTGCTGGCACCGACGAGGATGCCATCATCGTGGCCAACCGCGCCGACCTGGTGCTCATGGAGCAGGCCGCCAGCCCGCTCATGCTGCGCTACGAGTCGGTTGGCTCGGGCACCCTCACCACCCGCATGGTGGTGTTCGGGTACAGCGCGTTCACCGCTGGCCGCTACCCAGGCGGCATCTGCAAGGTTCAGGGCACGCTGCTCAGCGCCACGCTCTGACCTAACCCGCGAGTGGCAGCGGCCCTGCACCCCTCCACAGGGCCGCTGCCACACCTCGAGGAGTAACGATGAGCGACAAATACACGCAAAACCTGATTGCCAGCGGTGCCGATCCGGTGCTCGTCGGCAAATTTCAGCAGGTGCCCGCACCGCAACCCGCTGCTGAGCCCGCTGAGGCCGCTGAGGAGCCGCCTAAGCCACGCAAGGCTGCTAAGCGCACCACTAAGGCCAAGTAATGGCCTACACGACCACAGCGCTTGTCAAAGCGTCGTTGGGCATCCCGCTCGCAGCGACTGCTGAGGACACGGCGATACAGGCCGCGATTGACGCGGCTGCAGCCCTTATTGATAACTACACCGGCCGTACGTTTGAAACAGTTACTGAGGCGCGCACCTATCTGCCGCGCACCGCATCAATCGTTGACGTTGACGACATCGCCACAGTCAGCGGTTTGGTCATCAAAACCGACGAGGACCAAGACGGCACGTTTGAAACCACGTTGAGCGTGACCACGGATTACGTGATCGTCAAAAACGCGGCACCGTTCCGCCAGATCACCAACGTCAACCGTGGCTGGCCGCTGTCACTGTACGGACGGCCAACCATTGAGGTGACCGCAACCTGGGGATACGGCACCAGCGTGCCTGACAACATCAAACAGGCCGCGCTGCTCATGGCTACACGCCTGTTCCAACGCAAAGCCAGCCCGCTCGGATTCCAAGCCGGTGCCATCAGCGAATTCGGACCGGTGCGCATCAGCCGCACTGATCCCGACGTGGCTGCGCTCCTGCAGGGCACCAAATTGTTTGGCGTTGGCTGATGGCCGACTACGGCACTATCAAAACCGCGCTGGCCGCCAACCTTGAGGCATCCGCCAACCTGCTGGTGGTCTACACACAGGTGCCTGACAACTACGTTGCACCGTGCGCAGTGATCGTGCCAGGCGACGACCCTGCCACCTACCATCAGGCGATGAGCGGGCAAGGTTTCACCCGTTTTGAATTCAAAGTGCAAATTTTGCAGCAACGGTTTGACAGCAACTACAGCCTCGAGGCGTTGGACGTGTTCGTCCACGGCCCCGACAGCGTTGACGCGCTGATCCGCGCTGACCGCACCCTCGGAGGTGTCGCAGCCGACAGCGTGTGCATCCGCTGCGCCAATTTGGGCCAAGTGCTCGCAGGTGATGACGTTTTCCTCGGCGCTGAGTTTGACGTTGACGTTATGGTGGCACCATGAACTACAAGGTGACCAGCGACCGTTTGCAGTGGGATGCAGGCCAAATCGTCACCGAGGATGACCTCGACGGCTGTAATATCGAGGCATTGCTCGACAGCGGCCATTTGGCAAAGGCGCGCAATACCAAACCGGACCCCGAACCAATCACTGAGGAGTAACAGTGGCCCAAATCGTTTTGACCGATGCATCGGTCACCGTGAACAGCGTTGACCTGTCTGATCATGTCACCCAGGTCGTGCTGAACTATGAGGTGGATGCCGTCGAGGTGACCGCCATGTCCGATGGCGCGCACAAGTTCACTGGCGGCCTGACCAACGTGTCCGCCACCGTCGATTTCCAGCAGGATTTTACTGCGGCGAGCGTTGACGCGACCATTGAGCCGTTGGTGGGCACAGTAACCACGGTGGTTATCAAGCCGACCAGCAGCGCTGTCGGCACTGACAACCCGTCCTATACGTTGACCGGCACGTACGTGGCCAGCCACACGCCGCTGAACGCCTCGGTTGGCGACCTCAGCACCACCAGCGTCGAGTTCCAGGGCGGAACGCTCGCCAGAGCCACGTCGTAACATGTTTGATTTTGAGGTGACCGTCACCAAGCGTGACGGTTCGGCGGGGACCTACGCGCTGACCTTTGACGCACTGTGTGAGTTTGAGGAAACAGCCAAAGTGGGCGTACCGGTTGCGTTCAACGAATCAAACATCAAACTGGGCCACCTCGCGTTGCTCGGCTGGATCGCTGAAAAGAACAGCGGTGCAACCGTCAAGCCGTTACCGGCCTGGCGCAAAGACATTGCGTCAATCAACGTCGAGGACCGCAGCCCTCCTACATCCGAGGTGGAGTGAGTGACTGGCTGGCATCGCTGGCCATCGCAACACACATTTCACCTCGGGAACTCATGCAAACACCACGGCCCGTTTTGCGGGCCATGTGGGAACAGTTGAGGAAACGCAACCAACGTGGCACAAGGGACATTCGGATTCCGACTGCAGGACCGTAAAGGCCGCGAGGAAATCGAAGGGCTGCGCGAAATTCAACGCGACATGCGCCGCCTCGGTGATGACACCAAAATGGCGATGAAGCCCACGCACCAGCAGGCCGCCGACATGGTTGCTGAAGGTGCCAGGCGCAGGGCACCAGTCCGCTCAGGACGGTTGCGTAAATCGATCAAAGGCACCGCAGTGATGACCGGTGGCCGTGTCCGCATCGGTTATGGCGGTGGTGAACCCAGTTTGTATGCGGGCCCGATCCATTTCGGTTGGCCTGCTCGACGCATCAGGCCACAACCGTTCGTGTATGACGAGCTCGATGATCGGCGCGCCGAAGTGGTGCAGTTGTACGCGGAGCGCATCACACAACTCATCAAGATTCATAAACTGGGCCGCTGATGGCGAAATCAATCAGCATCCCGATCACAGGCAACGCGGCACCGCTGCGTAAGGTCCTGTCAGACACCGAAGGCCGGTTGTCTGCGTTCGGTGGTCGTGTCGGTGGCGTATTCAAAGGGTTGGCAGGTGTCGGCAGCGTCGTTGTTGGTGCGGCCGGTGCTGCTGGTGGCGCACTGGTTGCGCTCGGCTCCCATTTTGACGGCCTTGAGAACACCATTGTTCGTGGCACAGGCGCGTCAGGTGACGCGTTGGATGACCTGGTGCAGTCCACACAGGACGTACTAAAAACGGTGCCTGACAGCGGCGAAGTAGTCGCGCAAACCCTCGCGGATGTCAACACGTTTTTTGGGCAAACCGGCACCGAACTTGAGGCCACCACCACCGCGTTTCTCGATTTTGCCCGTGTCACCGGCACCGACACCGCTAAAGCCATCGGCGCAGTTGACGCAGCCCTCACCCAGTTCGGTGAGGACGCAGCAAACACCGACGAGGTGCTAGGCGACCTGGTGCGCATCAGCCAGGCAACCGGCGCACCAATGGACCAGTTGCTCAGCCAAATGGAAACATTCGGCCCAATTTTCGCCAACGCAGGATTTCACCTCGAGGAAACCGGCGCAATCATGGGCATGCTCGAGCAGGCAGGCGTATCCGTTACCCGCATCGGTCCTGCCATGAACAAGTTTTTTCGGGACGTGGCCAAAGAAGGCGGCCGCCCGCAGGACGCGCTGCAGGACACGGTTGGCGCAATCAAAAACGCTGGCAGCGAAATGGAAGCCCTCGCCATCGCCTCAGAAGCCTTCGGTGCTGAAGGTGCGCAACGCCTCACCAACGCGATACGTAGCGGCAATTTCGAAATTGAAACATTCAACGGGCTGCTAGGTGAAGGTGCAGGCGTAGTCGGCCAACAGGCCAACCAGGTTGCCACGCTGTCAGACAAATTCAACCAACTCAAAAACATGGCGTTGGTTGGGCTCGCACCGCTCGCGGAGGCCGCGTTTGATGGTGTCATGAAGGCCATTGACGCGGTGATGCCGTTCGCACAGCGCATCATGGACGCGTTCGGTGAAGGCGGTTTGCGTGGCGCGTTCGGTGAACTGCAAAACGTCGCTGCCGAGGTGTGGCCCTCAGTCAAAACTGCGTTGGTTGATTTCATGAAGGCCGCAGGCAATTTCATTATTGACGACGCGTTGCCGTGGATCGCAGGCAAACTCATGGACCTCGGCCAGGCGCTGGTTGATTGGATCGGGCCACGCATCCGCCCAATGCTCGAGGCGTTAGGCGATTTCATTGCGACGGCCGCCAACTGGCTGGTTGAGGACGGCCTACCAATGATGGTTGACAAACTCATTGAGTTGGGCAACGCACTCACCGAATGGATCAAACCGCGCATTGTGCCCGCGCTCACCGCGCTCGGTGAATTCGTGGTGACCATCGCCAACTGGCTGCTGACCACCGCACTGCCAAAAATCGCTGAACAAATGGCACGGCTCGGTTGGGCAATGGTCCAATGGATTTACGACCTGTTCCCAGACCTGCTCAGAGGCTTGCGCGAATTCATCGCAGTTGTCGGCCGCTGGATCACAAACGAAGCCATCCCACAAATTTTCTCGTGGTTCAAAGGTTTGGGCCGCAAAATGATTGACGGCATCGTGGACGGCATCAAAGCCGCAGCAGGCAAAATCGGTGACGCGCTTACCAGCATCCCTGGCGTATCGCAGGCCCGCGACCTCATCGGCGCGGTCGGCGGCATCCTGCCGTTTGCTGATGGCGGCATCGTCACCGGCCCCACGCTCGGCCTGATCGGTGAAGCAGGACCGGAGGCCGTGATCCCGCTTGACCGTATGGACTCGATGGGTGGCACATACAACATCACCGTGAACATGCCGCCAGGTAGTGACGGACGGGACGTGGTAGAGGCGTTGCGGCAATACACGCGCCGCTATGGTGCGTTGCCCATCCCTGTTCGCGGTGGTGTCCGGTAATGGCAGTCACAACGTCCTGGTCAATCAAACTCGAGCAGTACGACGACGACATTGACCTGACGGACCGCACCGTTGGTGCGTCAGTGTCCACCTCGGTGCGTGTCGGCACGTTTGGCACCGCTAACGCCATTGTCAGTATCCGCAACGACGATGGCGAATTCACCCCTGACGGCTCAGGCACCTACGGCAGCACCGATTTTTTCCAATGGGCGTTGACTGTCACCGCCACGGTGGATGATGGCAGCACACAAACTGTGTGCCCTGTGTTCGCAGGCATCGTGAGTGACGTGGACATTGATGACAATGGTGTGAACAGCGAGATTCGGTTTAGCGCCATCGATTTTTTCACGTTCGCTGGCACACAAATCGTGCAGGACGCAATCAACGTGGCGAATTTCAACTATCAAGGGCCGCACACCGTCATGTCAGTCTTGTTTGACGGTTTGACGCAAATTCCGCCCGCCGAGGACATTGAACCAATCAACCTGCCTGAACTCGGCCGCCAAACAGAAACCGATTTTGTAAACCACAGCGGCACCATCACGTTTACCACCCCGTATACCGGCTACAAAATTGACAACTGGGACAACGCAAGCGTGGCCGACCTCATCAACACCGGCATTTTCCCTGCAGGACCATGCATCGGCTGGCCAGGCGCAATCGATTTCACCGACCCCACCGATAATCAGATCATTGGGCACGTTGTCGATTTCGGGCTGGTCAACAGCGCCACCTATCGCAACGATTTTACGTTTGATGAAACACCGACCGGCACCGACCTGCCGTTACGGCGCGTGCATCGCGGCTACACCAACAACAGCATTGTCAACAGCGCCCAAACCCAATCGAACTCGACCGGTTCAACCGCTTACTACCACGACGAGACTGCAAGTGTTGCGGATTACGGCAAACGCAACGTCCTGTTTTCCACCCTCGCCAATTTTTGGGAGGATTTTTGGGGGATCAACCCTGTCATACGTCCTGACGCATACCAGGGCGACGTGATCGGCGCAGGCGAACGATGGGCTAATCGCACTTCCATTTCACGGTTCACTGTCAAACAGTTTCAAATCACCGCCAAAATGGTGGAAGCGCTCGCAGACACCGCCGCCGCCGCGAACTGGGCCGCGCTGCTCGACGTGGAAACCGGCATATGGAACCCTGCCACGATCACGTTCACACCGACAAACAACAGTCAGGTCAACGAAGTCGTTATGCTTGCGTCACGCACAATCAACCTGACACCGACGGACGCAACCGTTACCATTGACTGTGTGCCGCTCGCAGACAATTCGTCATTTTTGTTGGACGACTCCACGTTTGGGGTTCTAGACCGAAACAGGTTGGGCTGACATGGGTGCAGGTTTCAAAGATTTTGCGTCAGGTGCGATCCTGACGGCCGGTGATGTTGACAACTATTTGATGCGGCAATCCGTGATGACGTTTGCTGACGCGTCGGCGCGTGACACTGCGCTCAGCGCTGTGCTTGATGAGGGCATGGTCGCCTACCTTAAGGACACCGACTCGGTGACCGTGTACGACGGCAGCGCATGGAACGCAATCGGTGGTGGTGGCGGTGGCGGCGGGTTGGTCGTTGTCAAAGCCGAAACCGCGTTTTCCGCTGTCAGTTCAGTCACCGCGGACGGCGTGTTTACCAGCGATTACACCAACTACCGTTTGGTAATCAACTACACGACTTCAAGCACTGGCAATATCGCAATCCGTCTTAGGGCAAGTGCATCGTCAGCGGCAACTAACTACAACATTCAATCATTGGAAGTCGGCAATACCACGTTCAACAATGGGAGAAATGCGAGAACCAGTTTTAGAGCGTTCATTCATTCGAACGGCGCATATGAATCTGCTGGCTATGCGGATGTATTCAAGCCACAATTAGCAACACCAACTAATTTTGTAATTTTAGATAGTTCAAGTCTTTCAGGTTTGACCACGCCATATTTGGCTTTCCGAACCGGTAACCATTCCACAGCGACCGCGTACGACGGTATCGAACTTTTGACAGAGAGCGGAACAATGACCGGCTCCTACACCATCTACGGGTACTCACAATGAGCAAGATCAACGATAACGGCGTTGAACGAGACATGACCGATGCCGAACAGGCGGAATACGACGCCTACGTCACCGAAATGGCTTTACTTCAAGCCGCGCAAGCCATCAGCGACGTCGAAACAGCGCGCCGCGCCGCCTACGTCGCAGAATCCGATCCGCTCTTTTTCAAATGGCAACGTGGTGAGGCTACTGAACAGCAGTGGCGTGACAAAGTAGCCGAAATCCAGACCAGGTACCCCGATCCTGCCTGACCATGTGGGACCGCAGCCGTGCGGCATGGGAACAGCCCCCAAACACCGTTGAGGCCCACACCAACAGCGGCCCTGTCCAATGGGCCCGCGTCGAGCGGCTAGTCATCCATTACACGGCAGACAAACACGCCAACCCTGACACTGCCGCCTATCTGCGGGCTATGCAGGCCAGTTACGTGCGCAGCCGAGGGTATTCACTCGGATACAGCGTCGCTGTAGATCAGGCAGGCGTGTCGTGGGAAATACGCGGCACCGAATACCAGCCAGCCGCGAACCGTGGCCACAACGCCACCACCTGGGTCATCCTGTGCCTAGTTGACTGGCAAAACCCTGCGCCACAACCAATGGTTGACGAGGCGCGCAACCTTGTTGCATGGGCACGCACACAAGCAGGCCGCCAACTGCCCGTTATCGGTCACCGCGACCTAGCCGCAACCCGCTGTCCAGGTGACGGCCTTTACAGCCAAATTCAGGCTGGCGTGTTCGAACCGCGCACACCGTGGCCCCCTAAACCTGATCCTGCACCACAGCCGCAACCCATCACCGACGAGGAACCCAACATGCGCATAGTCAGCCCGCCAGTACGCGCCTACGACAGCCGCAACACGGCTG